ACCGTTGAACGTGATCTCGATCTCGTCTGGCGACTCCGTAGCCACTGGGTAGGCGGTGTACCGGAATCGCGGCAGCAGGAACTCCAACCTGATGTTGCCTGCCCCGAGCACTGCGCCGACGAAGGTGATCTCCATCGCACGCTCGCTGCCGCTGATGAACTCATCGAACTCCGCCGTGCTGGCCAACACGGTGCCACTGACCGTTACGACCCGAGATCCCTCGGCACGCACCCGGCGAATTTCCTGGGTGCCATCGATGTAGGCTTTGCCGGCCAGTCCATTGTCAATGCCCACGGTGATGTCGCGCACCGTGAAGATCTGGGTGGTGTCCGGCAGCTCGATGGACGCCTGGTTCCACCGAAAGGCCTGCGTGGATTCGAACGTGGGCGTGGTGGCTGTGATGCGTGTCATTGACTTGGCGATGAGCTCGGCCGTCATGCCCAGCACCTTGGACCCGATGCCAAACTGGAACGTCAGACGGTTGAAGTTGGCCCCAGTGTACTGGAAGGCTTGGCCCAGGTCGCGATGGATTTCCATCGTGTAGGGCTGCATGATGGAATCAACCGAGAACTCCGTCTGCCGCACTGCGAAGTCATGCTGGAACCGTACCATGGCTTCGAGCGTGGTCGTGGAGACCGGCCCGATGCCGCCAAGCAAGTACTCCCCCAGGAACACCGGATGCACATCCGCATCAATGGGGCCGCTGTGCGTCTTCAAACCCTGGTACGTTGGACCCTCGTCAAACACCCCCAGGATGTTGGGTGGCGTCACTTCCTCAATGGCGGTGACCACATTCTCCCGACGGAAGCGATGATATCGTGCCGCTGCCACCGGAGTACCAAAGGTGGTCTCCTTTGCCATTCCGATGTGACCCTTACGTCCCTGCGCCATCGATAATCACCGCCTACTCGTTGTCCGGATCGTCGGGAGACTCCACTGCCTTGAACATCTGTTCCCGCCGGAGCAGATCGGCCGCCACTGCAGGATCATTCACCTCAAACACATCGCCAGGCTTTCGCACTGGACCAGGATTGCCGACCTCCACCGGGTATGTCCCGATGTACTGAATCTTCATGGCTCACCTCCTAGTGAGGATGGAACTCCACGGCAACGGTGATCAACACTCGTGCCTCTGGCGGTGCACTTTCTGGGTTGCTGTCTGTTCGGAACCCGATGTTGGTGACCACGGCCGCAATGGCTGCAGCATCAGCCGTGTTGTGCAGGTCTCGCGCATCGGTGCCATCGACGTTGGTGGTGAGGGTTTCGAGCATCACGTCCAGCCAATCCTGAATCGCGAGCTCGGCATCCGCCACCTTCTCATTGCGCTCAATGATCGCAATGGCATAGTTGATGATCACGTCGCGGCCCACTGGAATGGTGGCTGGGATGTCCTGCCCATCACTGACTGCCACCACACCGGCCGGGAACTTCTGGAGCTGGTGCAAGCTGCGGCGACCCTCATGCCAGGTGATGCCCGATGTTCGCGCATCGTTCATCAGCCTGCTGTGAAGTCGTCGGGATACATCACGCAGATTGAGTCGCATTACAGCACCTGTCCTTTGGTGGCCAGGTCAGTGCCACGGTTGATCGTGTCCATGATGAACTGCTCATTCTCATCCACTGAAGGCTTCAGGTAGGGTCGCGCAGGAATGACCGATGACAGGTTGTGTCCTGACTTGCCGCCCAACTCATGAATGCGGCCGTATGGCACGGTGTCCCGCACCCCCACCACCACAGCAATTTCTCCTCCCACCTCCAGCACGACCTGATGATTCACATTCCTGCGCAGGTTGCCGGAACGAACGTGCAGCACCTGGTTGGACAGCTTATGGAGCTTGACGTGCGTGGACACATGGGCCCCGATGATGTCCATGGCCTTGAGCGTGTTTTCAGGCACGGCATTGCGAACGTCCTCCAGTGCCTTCACCACCTCTTGGACGCCACGCACATCAACACGAATGGATCGGCTCATCGGGTCACGTCGGTGTACTTGTCCAGCAGCGACATGATGTCCTTGGGCAAACGATCAAACACCATGGACATGTCACCCTGGGTGTGGGTCCCCAACCCCTGCTTGTCGCGCAGCTTGTACTCGGCGGTCACCAGCTTGACCACCGCGAGCTCGAGATCAAACGGCAGTGTCCGCACTGGAGTGGGTTCGGCCGCTTGGTTGGGCGTCACGTAGCCTGCCGTGTAGGTGACTTGGATGTTGTAGCGAACACCGGCCGGATGAGGATCGTCCAGCAACCCTCCCAGTGCGATGGCCCCTCCCGTCCACCCATTCTCACGGAACAGCATGCCGTCGTCTGCTGAAATGTCATAGTCGGTGGACAGCAAGGCCGATCCGTCCACGGTCACAGAGGCCACAGAAACAATGGGCCAATGGCGCAGCTTGAGCCACTGCCGGCCATTGCCCACATACTTCTCGTTGGTGTAGGTGGCTCGCGCGAGCGTGCGACCGGTGTGTCGGTCTATGGCCGCCGAGTACCCCTCGATGAGCAACTCCAGCAGCGCATCGTGAGCATTCGGTGGCAGCGCATCCTTGTCAATCAGGTGTTGCTTCGCTGTCTCCAGCTTCGTCAGCGCCTGCGCCGTCAGCGCCATCTACTTCACCACCTTGCCTGTCTTGACCATCTTGTCCTTGCCCGTCCTCACCACCATCTCCGTTCTCCTCCTTCAAGGAGCTCGGGACCGTCTCCACCTCGTCGTTGTCGCCTTTGGACTTGGCCTTCTTTGAGGACGGCTTCCGAGACTTCAACTCCCCTTTTGGGAGTTCCACCGGCAGTGGCTGCTCCTTGAGACGCGGGTCATCATCGGGGTCCACATAGTCCGCCAACCCTTCATTGACCAACCGTAGTGCCACGTCCTCGGGGAACCCTGCCTGCTCGCCTGCGTTGTATGGGGACATGCCGTGCTTGAACCGGACTGGCGTCAGCAACCTGCCTTCCACTTCATGCTTCATGACACCCTCCTATAAGATTGAGTGGGCATTGGCGAGTCGTCGGGGACTCGTGCTGCCCACCCACACCCGCCTCAGTGCCCGAACTAGGACACAGGCAGTGCGTTGCCCGGACCGAACACCAGTGCCGCTGCGACCGCCGCATTCGGCGAGGCTCCGCCGGTGAATCCAACGGTCACGACCGTGCGCACGTGGCGCCGCGCCGACGTGAGATCGACATCCTTGAATGCGGCCGTATTTGCCGCAGTGATCTGGGTGATGGCTGCACCAGTGATGTCCGCCCATCCGGTTGAACCGTCGGCCGAATCCTGAATCTTGGCATCGATGGTTTGGGCCGAGGGAGCACCCTCGATATCGCCCACGCGCACCGCGAGCACAACCGACAGGGGCAGTCCCAGGGCGTGGCGATCAACTGCCGCACCGTTGGCTGCACCAGCCGCGAGCTCATCGGGTTCGTTGGACCACCGCACTCCGACCAGAGCTCCTACATCAGACTTGAGCACCGACATTGCCGTCCTCCTTTATCTCAGGTGATGGAGAGGGGATGTCGCCATCCCCTCATCCGTCAAACTAGACCCAACGCACGTCGTCCAGAATGTGCGCGCCCAGGTCATGGCGCAGCGCGAAGTCGTGCCGCGAGATGATGCGGACGACGGTCTGGTCGAGGGAGAAGGCCGCACGCACGGTGCCACCATCATCGTACGCGGCTTCCGTGGACGCAGCAATCTCAACGTTCTGGTTCTCACCGATGATGGCTTCGAACATATCGATGAGGTACAGCTCCGACCCGTTGGAACCACCACCGATGTTGTCGGGGATCTGGTCGGTGACACCGAACGGCCACCCGAAGAACTTGCCCGTCAGCATCTCCTCCCGGAAGAAGTAGCGCTCCGGTGCACCCGTGACCAGGTGCGCGAGGTACTGCTCGGTGCGGGTGCTCATCAGCCACACCGGCCGAATGAGGCGACCCTTGCGGCCCTGCTTGAACTTGCGGATGCTGGTCTTGAGATCGGCCAGCGTGTTGGCGATGTTGACGGTCGAGTTGGCCGTGGTGATGTTGCCCGACGCCACCCAGTACCGTACACCCTTGGGCTTGGCTGCCGTCCCATCGTCGCGGATGAACGCGGCATCCTCACGAACCGCCAGAGCCTGCACGAGATCGTCGCGCACCCAGGCGTCCGCCGACACCGACGCATCACGGATCAACTCGCTGCTGACCGGAACCAGCGCAGCCAGCTTCTTGGCCGACATGTTGATCATGTCGAGCGCGGGCTCGGTCTTGGTGATGTTGGCATTCTCGCCGACGTAGGTCGCGGTGGACCCGGCCGACTGGCGAGGCAGGTTGAGCACGTTGCTGTTCATCGGTACCGCGCGCGCACCCAACCGGCGGAACACCGCCAGGTCACGCAGGAACTCGATGACCTCACTGGCGTACTGCGGAGGCACGATGAAGCCGCCGGTCGATCCGGTGCTCTCACCCAGTGCCTTGGCCAGCGCCTTGTCCTGCGGGTACAGCTTCTCAGCTGCGAACGCGACCGGCACCATGTCTGCCCGCGACACGATCCATGACTTGAGCGTCCGCGCCATGCGGATGCCCTTCTCGGGCGCATCGTCCTTGTGATCACGCGGACCCGACGCAGCCTGGAACAATCCGGCCAGCGTGTTGGTCTGCGTCTTCAGAGGCTCCACTGCCTCCTTGACGATGCCGCCGACAAACTCCTTCAGCTGCTCGGCCGTCCACTCCTTAGCCGCTGGCTGCGGTGCAGGATCGTCGTCGGCCCCCTCAATCACGCCACGGAACAGGGGATGATTCCGCAGCTCTTCGATCAACTTGCTCATTGCCGTCTCCTCCTTCACATTGGTCATTGCTTTAGTCCAACCGTCCTGTCAGAGGCCTCAGCTCGTCGCGCACGGTGCTGCGCAGCATTTCTGCCAATCCTTTCGGATCAACAGGGAGTTTGAAGGTCGGAGCCTTCACCTCATCACGGACACGGATCACCGTTGGGTCCTTTGTTTCCTTCACTTCCTTGACAACAGGAGGTTGCGCCACCTTCGGATCTGGATCTGCCTCTGGAGTGTCGGTGGGTGGGTTGTCCTCCTGCGGATCAAAGCCTGCCGAGTCCAGCACCTCCTGCACGTATCCATCGGCCCTGATCAATGCGGCCTTGGCTTCAGCCAATCGCTTCCGGTTGGCCGCATTGAGCGTGGCTCCCGCCTTGATGATCTCGTAGCCAGCTCCCTCCAATGCCTTGATGGCGCCATCAACTGCCCCCACCGCCACGTCGAGCTCGTCTGCGCCGAGCACCTTGGTGCCGAACATGGCCTTGCATGCGATGGCGAGCATCGACCGCCGGTCCTCATCATCCACCTTCTCGAGCACCTTGACCAGTGATTCATCGAAGTTGAACACAAGCAACTCCGGCACCGTCATGGCCACCTTGATGGGATCGGCCTGGCCGGTCCTCATGGCCTTGAGGATGTGGCTCACTTCCATGCCCTTGCCCTTGGCTTCATCCACCAGCGCACCCGGATTGCAGGGGACTGGGACCACAGACCACTCCAGCAGGTGCCACTCCAAGAACTTGTACCCAGGGTACGACCATCCACCTGGGTCCACCGCGGCCATGTTGCGCGCTTCCCAGGTCTTGGGATTGAACCCAACCGAGCTGCCCTTGAGGAAGCCGGTGTCCACCAGCAATCGGACCTCCTGCGCGAACTCAGTGGGCGCATACTCCACTTCGGCCACGATGGCTTTAGCCGATGGCT